TACATCAATGACGCCCTGCGCCACATCCGGGACGAACTGAAGCTGCTGGAAGTGAAGCGGATCTACAACGGCGCCGAATCGCCTTGCTCAGCCCCAAAAAAAGCCAAAGGCAAGGGCAAGCAGACGGCGCTTGAAAAGCCCTACATGGGCTATTACGAACTTTATCGACTGAAAGAGGCGGCATGACATTCAGCGTACCGAACAAATTCAGGATCAGAACTGGCCGCATGGCGTCAGACGATAGCATCGGCAATGCAGGCGGTGGCTACTCAGTGACGCCCAACGCTGAGCTAAAGGGCGGTGCGTCAGCACCGTCCGCTTTGAGCGCCGTGTTAGGCGCGGGAGGTTGAACATGGGAATTACTGGCGGATTTGGAACCACGATTGACCTAGAGCGCGGAACATCTCGGAAATGGGTGATCGGGCGCGACGGTGTGAAACGCTGGGCGGACAACGGCGAGCAGGTTGAGAAGAAGCAGCCAACATTGCCGCCTGACGTTGCGCGATGCGCAGGTGTTGGCGACGAAGACGAAGGATGGCGCGAAGGCTGCGACGACTGCTTGCGGCGAACAGCAGAGTTGCCGAAAGGATTTGCGTCTTGGATTGAGCCACCGGCAATCATTGCATTTGAGTGCGAGTTCAGGATTGAGCCGCCTAACTAGTAGTAGACGACAAAACTGTCGCCTAATCCTGGAAGTGTCCGCTAATCCGGGAAAGACGGCAGCCGAAACCACAGCGCCGCAGGCCGGCGCGCAAGACCGATAGATATTTACACCGGACAAACCGGACACAAAGCCCGCCTAGCGCGGGCTTTTCGCTTTTACAATGCCACCATGCCCTTTACCATGATCATCGTCATCGGATGGCTGTACGTCACCATCCTGGTCGCCGGCATCTTCTCTTTCCTCTTCTACGGCGCCCTGCCATGCGGCCTGATCATCTACTTCTCAGGCTCGAAAATTCGTCGTGAACGGCGGAAATACAAGGAAATGATGGCCGAAAGGCATCAGCGCGATCAGGCTGAATAGATGTTTATTTAGCACTGCGTATATCTGGCTAATCGCACAGCTAAATATACAGCGCCAGCAAAAGGCTCTAGACTGCGCGCCATGTCACAGGTCTACAGCTACATTCGGTTTTCCAGCATCAAGCAGCGCGCCGGCACGAGCATAGAGCGCCAGCTCGATTATGCCAAGCGCTGGGCCGTCGAGCACGGCATGGCGCTTGATGAATCACTGACCATGCGCGATGAAGGGCTGAGCGCTTTTCATGGCCGGCATGTCAAGCAGGGGGCGCTCGGGGTGTTTCTTGACGCGGTGCAGGCCGGGCGCATTCCGCCGGGGTCGGTGCTGATTGTTGAGGGGCTTGATCGCCTTTCGCGCGCCGAGCCGATCCTTGCCCAGGCGCAACTGGCGCAGATCATCAACGCCGACATCACGGTGGTGACGGCGGCTGACGGCAAGCAGTACCACCGGGAGAGCCTCAAGGCCAATCCGATGGATCTGGTGTATTCGCTGCTGGTGATGATCCGCGCCCACGAGGAATCAGAGACCAAGAGCCAGCGGGCGAAGGCGGCGCTGCGCAAGCATTGCGAGACATGGCTGGCGACCGGCCAGCGGCGCGGTGGGCGACATGGCAAGCTGCCGCAGTGGCTGGCGTTTGTGGATGGGGAATGGGTGTTGCGCGAGGATCGGGCGGCAGCGATTCGCCTGGCACTCGATATGTTCCGGCGCGGCCATGGCCATGTGCGCATTGCCGACACGCTGGCTGAGCGGCGGATGCAGATGACCGATGGCAATCCGAACTCGAACCAGATTTACCGTCTGATCCGTAACCCGGCGCTGGCAGGCACGCGGGTGGTGGTTATCGATGGCGAACGGTTCGCCCTGCCGGGTTACTACCCGGCCATCGTCACGACGGATGAGTTTGACCGGCTGCAGGCGATGATGGCGCAGCGGGCGCCGACCGGTGGCGCTTCCATCCGCCGGATACCGGGCATCATCACCGGCATTGGCGTGGCCTTTTGCGGCTATTGTGTCGGGCCGATGGTGGCGATGAACCTCAGCAGCCGGGCGCGGGGTGATGGCACCTTGTCGGATGGAAACCGGCGGATCAACTGCGCCTGCAAGGCAACGAAGCGCCCCTGCCCGCACCCGGCCAGCTGCCAGGCTGGGCTGATCGAGCGGGCGATCATGACTTACTGCGCCGACCAGATGAACCTATCCGCCCTGCTTGAGGGCGGTGACCGGCTGGCGCCCATGCGCGCCCGGCTGGCGGTGGCCCGTGGCGTTGTCGCCGAGCTTGAACAAAAGCTGGAGCGGGTTACTGAGGCACTACTGGCGGCCGATGACGGCGCCACGCCACTGGTTTTTGTGCGCAAGGCGCGGGAACTGGAGGGGGAACTGGGGAGGGCCAGGAGCGAAGCCAAGGCCGCCGAGCGGGATCTGTCGGCAGCCAGCCAGGCGGGCACGCCGGCCAAGGCGGAGGCCTGGCGGGCGCTGGTCAATGGCGTAGCCAGCCTTGACGAAGAGGCGCGGATGATGGCGCGGAAGCTGGTGCGCGACACGTTCGAGCGCATCGCCATTTACGGCAAGGGGTTTTTGCCCGACGAGGATGGCCAGACTATCGGCCTGATCCTGGTCGGCAAGGGCGGCGGCAGCCGTATCCTGACGATTGACCGCAAAACCGGCGACCGGCGGGCCGCCGATGACTTCGGCGGCTAGGAGGCAGTTCAAAACCCCCTCGGAATATTTACTTTTATACGCATAAACCACTTGCAATTAAGTTTTGTACGCATATAATAGAACTCATGGAAGGCAACAACGCCAACCAGCCGCACCTCGGGGAATCAGGGGTAGGAGAAACAAAATGACCATCCGCCGCAACGATAACGAACTTGATCTGCACTTTGGCGGTCGTGCCGCATATCTGGCCGACATCAAGGCGCGCATCGAAACACTGACCGCTGAAATCGAAAGCGGAAACATCGAACAAGCCGAAGGCGCTTTTGCTGATGTGTTTGGCGCCCGCACCGCTGAAGATGCAAAACGCGAACTGGCCGATTATATCGCCGCCTACGAACTCAACAAGTAAAAGGACAGCGGCCATGACACACGAAAATCGTGGCCGCCTTACCGTCAATACAGGCGGTAATTGGCGGCTCTACACAAACACACTCCCTGCCAACTCAACCGCGCTCGGCACGGTAACCAGGGACGAAACCGATACCGGCGCATTGGTGCGCATTGAGGCAACAGGCACTTATGTCCAGGTCAATGCGTCCGTGATTCGGCCTCTGGACGGCCGAAAGGTTGCGGCAGCACTGGGCACCGCTGGCCGCCCGTCCGAGATGTCTGGTGGAAAGAAAGTCAACACCTACCTCGACGCCGAAAGCATCGCTATCGCCACGCGCCTAGGCAACGGAAACGTCAGCGAAGGCATCCGCAAGGCACTCAGGATCGCGGACCAAACACCAGCTTGAGCCAGAGCCGCTGCCAGGCCACAGCACAAGCAAGCCCATGCTGCCACAGCAACAATGCCGGCGGGTGGGCGGCTTTCCATTGGGCCAGGTTGATCACTTTGGCATCGGGCATGGTTTGCTCCCCCAGTAAATGTCGGCCAGCGCCTGCTCTTTCGTCGCCCAGCGGCGGACGCTGATGACGCGAAAATGCCAGACGCGGTAGCTGCCGGCGAACAGCAGCACCTTGTTGCGGCGGGTCCATAGTTCGCGCTTTGGCGGAATGTACTCAATGGCGCGCATATGGCGCCAGCCGTCGCGCTCGGCGGCGCCGAAGTGCGGGATCATGCCGCCAAAGCTGTGCGAGCGGCGCACCCAGGCGTATTGTCGGAAGTGACCGGCGGCCCAGATCCACATCGCAGCCAGCCAGCAGTTGGACATGAGCCGCACTACTCACCCCGGCCAGGCATCGCGGCATTGTTCGGCGTCGGCAGCGTGGCCATCAGCCGCTGCTGCCAGCGCTCGATATTCGCCGCTGCACTCTGCGAGTAGGTCTGCGGCGGTGGCGGCTGCAGCGCGGGCGGTTTCGGCGGTAGCTGCGGACAGGCGGCGGCGGTAATCGGCGGCGGTGTGGCGCAGCCGCTGGTCAGCAGCAATAGCATCAGCACGGGCGGCAGCCAGCCGCTGGTCGGTTTCGGCGCGTTCATTGGCAGCCCTTTCCCATTGTAAAAACCATCCTTGTTCTCGCACGCGGGCGGCTTCCGTGGCCTTGGCCAGCCGGCGGTCGTATTCAGCGACGGCGCGCTGATAGCCAATGGCCTGCTGCGCGGCGTTGTGGGCGCTCCACCACCACAGAACCAGCAGCACGGCGACGACAACGCCGGCAGCCTTGATCAGGCCAAGATACGGATCGAGCCGGCTCAGCATCTCAGACCTCGTTCCGAGAGACCGGGCCAAGCGCGGACATCATGGCCAGGTCGCGCTCATCCGGCACCGGCACACCGGCCGGCCAGACATAGGCCAGCACCCGCGACAATTCAAACGGCGCGATGCTGACCTTGTCTCCCTGGTTACCGCCCAACACCATCAGCAGGCCGGCCTTGGTACGGCCGACCACAAACCCGACATGCCCCCCGCCCTGGCGGGCGAAGACCACAATGCAGCCCGGCACCGGCTGCGCCAGGCGCACACCCCAGTCGGCCCATGCCTTGGCGCGCATCCACAGACGCGGCAAGGGCAGCCCCGCCTGGTCAATGCAGGCGGCGACAAACACACCGCACCAGGGCGTCTCATCGTCCGCCCACCAGGCCTTCAGGCGCCGCAGCCAGGTGGTGATCGTCGGGTGCGTGGGCGGCCCCGGCACTTCTGCCATGCCGATGTGGTGATAGGCTTCCAGCAGCCAGGTCGGGCGGGTGGTCACTGGATGTCCTCCGGCAGCTTGTCCCGGCGGTGATGCCGGCAGCGGGTGGAGTCCCAAGCGCCGAAGGCGGCGATGGCGATGCAAAGCAGCACAAACAGCACGGTATCCATCAGCCGGCCCTCCCCTGAATGATGCGCTGAAACATTCGCTCCAGGCCGCTGGTGCCGAGACTGGCCAGCGCGGCGGCGACCCCCATCTGGCCGATGAGCGACAGCTCCGGCACCCAGACGAGCACCGCACCGGCGCCCATTGCGATGCCGCCGGTAGAGAGCGCCCGGCCGATGACGATGCGCCAGGTCAGCACCTCGCCGCTGGCCAGCAACTGGCCGATGCCGATGGTCAGGCCGATGACGCCGAACAGCAGCGCGTGGGCAATCTGCTCGTACCACTGGACAACGCGTTCAGGCATGGCGCACCTCCGGCGGCATGTCGCGGCGGATTTCCTCGTTGATATAGGCCTGCTGGCAGTGGTGCGGCTCCCAGAAAAACAGCCGATCCACCCAGCGCCACAGCCGCGGATTGATCGCCCGCGTGCGCCAGCACTTGGCGGAAAACGACTCGTCTGCCCAAGTGCCGCCGGGAATCCAGAAAAGTAACCAGACGTGCAGGAACTGGTTCAGCGCAATGATCTGCTGTCTCATGGTTTGAACTCCGGGAGTGACGCAATGAAATCGGCCAGCGACGGCAGCGCCGCCTGGCCGGCCAGCACTTGCTGCAGCAACGTGAATGCCTGGATGTTGCAGGCATCCATCCACTGAGCGAAGGCAATGCCCTCGGCCTGCCACGGGCCGGGGTAAGCGGCACGTAGGGCGAAGGTGAAGCGGGTGTCGTAGCGGTACTGTTTCGCAACCGCGTCGAGGTGCGCGTCGAGGGCCGACTCGTATTTGACTATATGGCGGGAGAGCATTACCACTCCACAAGGACAAGGCCAGACGAGCCAGCCGAACCAGCAGTTGTGCCAGCAGTTGCGCCACTTCTGACCGCGCCATTACCACCTGATCCATATGGGTGATCAGTTGATATGGCACCAACACCAGCAATCGGTATTGATACATCTCCGGCTGTGCCGGCGCGGCCATTTAATACGAAAAACCCGCCAGAGCCTGACCCTGTTCCGCCAGCCCCACCTGCCCCCGATGCGTTATTACCAGAAGACCCGCCGTTACCGCCAGCATTAGCCGTTGCGTGCGCACCAAAAGACGACGCAGCACCAGCCGCCCCAACCGTTACAGCAATTGATGCGCCTGGCGTCAGTCCGGTGACTGATGCAACGATCTTCCCGCCTGAGCCACCGCCGCCAGCGGCAGAAGATCCTAAAGCTAATGTCGTTGCATTACCACCGCTCCCGCCGCCACCTATGGCTGTAACCTTTACGCAGGTAACTCCGGGCGGGACGGTAAAGGTATGCGAACCGGCCGTTTTGAACACTTGCATTCCGCCACCGCCGCTACCGCTGACCGTAGAAAACGAGGTTCCGTTGCAGTAGATAAGGGTCAGGCCGCCACCGACCCCGATAACCTTGGTCAGTTGCCCGTCGATCTGCTCGGAAATGTTGGGGTCAATCGTGATCGTCCCGCTGCCGGCGTTGAGCACGCCAAACACAAACCCATCCCCCAGTGTCGCCGCCGCCTGCACGGTCAGTGTAAAAGTGCCATTGCACGAGATCACCTTGCCCCGATCAGCAGCGACCACGGTATAAGCGCCGGTCTTTGCGACTGAGCCATTAAGAGCCGCGCCCAACAGAGCCAGCGCCGCACCCTTGTTGGCCGAGTCCGTGCCGAGCAGATCGGCGATGTAGGCCCGCAGGTTGGTCAGCAGATTTTTGACATCCCCCTCAGTGGCGGTTGAGGCTACGGCTGCGGTCGTGGTTAAAAGCGTTGTCATATCAATATCTCCACATCAGGTTCGAATCGTCGGTCCACATCAGCGTCGTGTCATCTGCTGCCCACATGTAATCTGCGCCAAGCGCATAGTTAAACTGCACCCACGCGCCACGGATCGAGCCGACGGCCGCGACGCGGATGATGGTTTGCGAGCCATACAGCGCCTGACCGGTGTAGTTGGCGGCGCGGGTTTCGCCGGTGCGGGTCCATGACAGGCCGTCGGCGCTTTGCTCAATCAGGTAGTACTCGGCGCCGGGCGCGGGCTGCCAGGAGAGCAGCATCTGTGCCGGGTCGTTTGGCGATGAGCGGGCATCCAGACCAAGGATCACGGGCGCGGCGGGCGTGGCCGGCAGTTGCGAGGCATTGACCGGCGGCGAGAGAATGCCTTCATCGGCTGTGTGAACAGAGGGGTCTTCATTGACGCAGATCAACTCGACCTTGGTCTCGTCCTTGGGCCGGACCGAGATCACCCGCGCCAACTGGCGCCAGGTCTCGCCCCAGCCGAAAACCACATGCGTGCGCTCTTCGTCCTGGCCGGTGTAGGGCGTTAAATCCGGCAGCAGATCAAAGACCACCGAGTAGGCATCGACACCGGGCGTCACCCGCCACGGGCCGGAAAGTGAGCCGTCACGACGGCGCAGGCCTAGATAGTGGTCGCCAGCCTCCCAGGTCAGCGGCTCGGAGAGCGTGGCCGCCAGCGTGGCCTCGTCCCAGGTCACAGTCTCGGCGTGCTGGCCCCACTGGGGCAGATCGTGGTTGATCGCCACCAGGTCGCCGTAGCTCGGGATGAAGCCTTCCATCTCCGTCGTCAGCTTGATCAGCGTGCGCCGGTAGCGGTTGGCGGCGGCCATGTAGGTGCCTTCGCGGTAGGCCTGTTCCCGGCTGGTGACGCCGAACAACTCCACCTTCGCCGGCTTCTCGGCGAGCGATCCGGGCAGCTTGCACAGCAGCGTGCGCGGCTTCCAGGTTGAGGAATCGAAGTAGGTCACTTCCACCGCGTCGGCCGTCTCGGCGGTCGGCGTGATGAACTCAAGCGAGAACGAGCCGCGGACGATGTTGCGCATGGAGAACAGCGCAGCGGGCAGCGCCACAGGCGCGTCGCGGCGGAAATTCACAATGCCACCCTGCATGTAAGGCTTGCAGCGGCCGGCGCGGGCGATCTGGCTCAAGCCATCCCAGAATGTGCCAGTCGAATCGAAGCGGCCATCGATGTAGTCACCCCGCGCCGACCACTCGGCATCCAGCGCCACCAGGCCGTCAAGGTCGATGCGCGAATCCGGCAGGCCGACCATCTGGCAGGCATCGGCCAGCGCCCAGGCAATGGAGCGCGTGGCCACCGGCCCGGCCCAGGCGGCACCGGTCCAGTAGTACAGCTTGCGCGTGGCGATGACGTTGATCTTTCGGCTGGCCTGCGATGAAAGGTTGTTGGTCGCCCGAATCCTGACCGCGAGCAAGGTCACTTCGCCGAAGTCAGCCGAATCGACAAGGTAGGCCCGCAGGCCTGCCCATACGATTTCATGGCCGGCGCGGTTGGAGGTGTCTTTGGCGTTGGTCCGCTCGACCTGTACCTCGTAGCGGCCGGCGGACACGGTGTAGCTGTAGGAGCGTCGGATGGGCGTGATGGTGGCCGCTGACATGCTTTCGTTACCCAGCACCACCCAGCCGCCAAGCGCTGCACCTTCGTCATCGATGGACCGCGCCCGCACGGTGAAGGTGATGGTCTTGGAGAGCAGAGCCCCTTCGTCGGTGGCAAAGTAAAGGCCACGCGGGCAGACCACATCCACCGCCAGGCGCGTCGCCGTTGTGCCGGCGGCGTTGGCCGTGAAGCCGCCGATGGGCGTGGCGTAGAGCATTTCCTGACCGGACACCTCATCCGACGAGACAACGGCTGCCGGGAACAGGTCAAGTGACTCCCCCGGCCTGACGATCTCCGTCTGCACCTCTTCGAAGTTGCCGATCGGCGTGTCCTCGATGCGGATCGCCTCGATCTCGTATTCACCCTGGCCAATGCAGAACAACTGGTAAAGGTACTGCTCGTTGCCGGCGTACTCGACATAGGGCGCGGCGGCGAAATCCGGGAAGCAGATGTGGCGGCCGTATTGAACCGGGATGGCAGCGCCGAGCCGGGCCTGGTTGCCCTGGGCGGCGATGTTGTAGGTGGGTGATTGCGCCTTTCCGTCTGCCGTGTTGCCCGAGGCTTTTGGCGGGCCGAACATGGCGTTGACCAGGGCGCTGCCGACGATGCCGACAGCAGCCGACGCCACCTGTCCGGCAACAGCGCCGCCCCACTCGGCCCCCCCTACGTACACCCCGGTGTAGAAGGCCACCACCATCACCACGATCATGGCCAGGATCTGGCCAATGTCCGAATCATCCCCGCCCTGCGGCAGCATCACCACGGCCAGCTGGTCGCCGTGGGCTACGGGCTGGTCCCAGTCGGCCCGCAGCACAGCCTCGCCGTTGCGGATGATGATGAAGGGCTGCGAGGTGACCGGGGCCAGCGCCCGGATCGGCGCCGGGCCGCTCAGCTCGCGCAACTCCCGATGACGCATCGGGTGGAACGGATCGCGGACGGTAATGCAGTGGGCGTTAAACATGGCGGTAGTACTCCAGATGCCCCCAGCCGCCGATCTTCAGGCTTTTGACGGATTGAAAGACTACGCCGGAGCCGCCGACGCAGTGCAGCACGCCACCGCCGTCGGCATCCACCCACAGCCCGACATGGGTCGGGTGCCGGGCATGGGCCAGCAGCACGGCGTCGCCCTCCTGCGGGCTGTCGGTCGGCGCCCAGTTGGCCCGCTCTTCGTGCAGATTGAGCAGGGCTTCACACGCTCCCCGGCGGTAGGTCTCCATCGGGATCGCCGGAATGTCGCGGCCAAACCGCTCGCGTTGCACCTTGCGGAAGAACTGCCAGCAGTCGTGCTCATGCCGTATCCACGGCTGGCCGATGTAATCAAATGCCCAGTGCGTCATACGACCAGCCCCGGGAAGCGATCCGCCGTGTACTCACGGTTGGGAAAGCGCTTGTTGGAAAGATCGCCAAAGCTCGCGGTCGCCGTGACCTTGAACACATCCGCCTTGATGGAGGACAGCACCATGGCCAGCGGCGGATCGTTCTGCGGGCCGGTCAGGTCGCTGGCCAGGTACTCCCGATAGACCAGCGTGATCATCTCGGTGGACTGCATGGCGAGCTGCACGTGGGCGAGGATGTCGCGGCTGACGTTGTCGATTTCCAGCGTCAGCTGCGGCACGCCGTTGGGCGAGACTTCCGGCTTGACCAGGCGGAAGGCGAAGCGGACGAAGGTGACCGGCGAGCCGTCTTCCAGATTGGCGGTCAGATCCGTGAAGTCGTTGACCACGTAGATCGGCGACGGGAAGCCGGGGTGATCCAGCTCCAGCGTGCGGTACACCGGCACCGTGACGGCCGATGCGTAGGCCTCTTTCAGCGCCTGGGAGAGCGTGCTGTCCGGCATCAGCGCACCTCAAGCTCGGCGGTGATTTGCCAGTGCAGGTCTTGGCGGTTGGCCTTCCAGGCGCCTTTGAAGCGAGCTTCCTGCAGGCTGGGTGCGCCGTCGCCGACATCCAGCTCGATGTCGAACCAGGCGGCGCCGCCGTCGGCGTCCGACTCGAACCAGGTGCGGAAGGCGGCCATTTCCGCGGCGGTGAAGAGGATGGACACATTGAGAAAGTCATTGCGCGCATGGGTGCGACGGCGCACGCGGGCAGGCCCGGCTTCCATGTCCGTGCGGATGGTCTGATCGACCGGCGAGAGCATGTAGCCCTCGACCAGCGGCGCCGGGAGGGCGGTTGGGTAAGCAGCCATCAGTAAGCTCCTGCAGATCGTGACAGGCCGTAGGTGCCTTCCAACACCGCCGGCAGGGGGCCGCTGCCGCGACCGATGTCGCCGGCCAGGCTGGCCTTGGTGCGCTCGACGATCACGTCGATAATCGAGCCGCCCTGCCCGTCCGAGCGGCGCTCGGTGCGGGCCTGGTTGTCGCCGTTGTTGATGACGTTGACGGTGACGTTGGCGCCGCCGACACCTTCTGCCGATACCCCAAGCTTTCCATCAGCGCCGCGCTTGAGCGGGAAAATGCCTTCCGGACCAGCCTCGCCCATGACGTTTCCGCCGTTGGCAAAAAAGGTTGGCTGCGTGACGACAGTACCGGAATAGGCAGCCAGGGAAGGCATGTCATAAACATTGCCCTTGGCGTTTGCCGTCGTGCCAAACAAACCGGAAAGCATTGACCCCCAATTAACGCTGCTGACCGCTTTGGCCAATGG